AGTTCTCAGGTACTACATATACAAGTTTTGAAGCATGACCTTAGTAAACACAAGAGCAGCATTTGAAAAAGCAGTAACAGATGCCGTTGCAGCAGCAGATAATACTGTTGAAATGGTTTATGACAATGTTCATTACACTACACCTGGAAAAAGCACAAAGTATATCTTGATGAGCTTGAACTTTACTCAATCAACACAGCAAAATCAGGGAGCAGCTTCAGATTATTATGCTGGTGTTATTCAATGTAATATTTACGTTCCAAAATCCAAAGGTACTTCTGTTTTATCCTCTATTTCTGAAGCTGTGATTGATGGACTTACTTCGGTAAATGCTTCAGATTATACAGATACATTTAGCTGTAAACCTAGAGTATTAGATATTAATGGCCCAACTCCATTGGAAATAGAGGATAGAAGTCATTTCATTGGAATAATATCTTGTCAATTTTCAGCAAACGCCTAGTATAATAGAATAGCAATCTAATAAATTTATGGAAGCGATTGAACTGCTCAAGAACAAATTTGGTGTTCAACAAAAATATTTGTATGAATTGAAAGAAGGAGATGTAACAGTTTTAGAAATTTACTGGAATCCATTGACCATTGCAGAAAGAGAAGCGATTGTTGGAAAATCTGGAGATTCAGCATCAAGTGAAGATTTTGCTTTAAATCTTATGATTCAAAAAGCACTAGATAAAGATGGTAAAAGGTTATTTCAAGATGGTCATAGAGCTTCATTAAGAAGAGAAGTAAATGCAGGTATTCTGCAAGAAATTCAACTTGCAATGCTTAATTCTGGTGCTGATTACAAATTGGAGGAAGCGAAAGCAGATTTAAAAAGTTAAAAGTGATTGGTTTTTTATGTTTTTCTTAGCTTCAGAATTAGGAATGACTATTCAAGAGCTTACTAATAAATTAACTCAGGAAGAATATATAAACTGGCTTGCTTATTATGAATTAAAGAAAGAATATGAGGATAAAGCGTATGAAGAGGCAAAGAATAAATCACGAGCAAGAAAACGCTAAAAGCGGTACACTAAAATAAAGTTTTGTTTTTACTGTGGCCGATTACGGAGTAAATATAAATTTAAGAGTAAAAGGTCAATCTGGTCTTGATAGGTTAAATGCAAAGGTAAAAGAATTAACAAAAAGTGTAGATAATATTCGTGGAGTTGACATAATGAATCCCCGTAATATTGGGGGTGCAGCAGGAAAAGGTGCTCGTAAAACGATAAAAGAATACAGACAAGACATGGAAGAGCTTGTCAAAACAGTTAATAAATCTGGAAAAGTTTTTGGAAAAACTAGAAATCAACAGTTTGCAGCGATAGATGCCTTACAAGAATACTCAAATAGTTTAACTATTGGTTCAAAAAAACAACTAGCAGCAGTAGCAGCTACGCAAAAGTTAACTCGTCAAACAGATCTTGAAACAACTTCAATACTTGAAAACAATAAAGCACGCAAACAAAATATAGATCTCTCGAATCGAATGGGAGGAGGAAGTAGAAATCAATTCCGTGGAGGGATAAACCCTAAAGGAAATAAAGCAGCATTTACAAGTGCAGCTATTTCTGGAGCGTTTCCATTGCTATTTGGACAGGGTTTACTTGGGGGTGCTTTTGGTTTTGCAGGTGGCTTTGCAGGAACTAAGATTGGCGGTCAAATGGGAGGCTTTGCAGGAGGTCTTGTTGCTACTGCTGTTCTTCAACAGCTAACGACTTTAGCTAACAGCATGAATGAATTAGGAAATGCTTTTAATGAAATAGAGCCAAATGTTGATAAATTGACAGTTTCATTAGGGCTAGCTGGAACGATGGAAGAGAAAAGATTAAAAATTATTGCAAAATCAGAAGGTGCTCATGTTGCATTGGCTATGGCAACAGAAAAAATGAATCAAACTATTGGAGAAAAGGGAGTACAAAATTTAAAAGAATTTGCAGAATCAAGTCGTATTCTTGGCAATTCATTTACATTAGCCATGACAAAAATGCAAGCTGCTCTAGCTCCATTCTTTAGTGCACTTGCAAAAATAGGTGGTGGTATTACAGGTGCAAGTCAAAAGGAAAGGGCAAGATTACTAGAATTAGGAGAAGCTGAAGGTGGTAGTGATGTTGCAAGATTAAATATCTTAAGAGAACAATTAGCAGGAATGAGTGGTAAAAAACAAGAAGAAGCAAAAAAAAGAAGAATTTTATCTGAAATAGCTGATATAGAAGAGCGACTAATAAAAGAAGGAAAATCTGTAGATTTAGCTAAAACAAGGCAAGCTATATTTGATGATGCAACTAAGAGTTTAGAAAGTCAAAATACATTTCTACAAAATCAAATACTTCTAGGACAGAGAGGAGCAGAAATTGAACAATTAAAACTTGAAACAGCAAAGAAAATGAAAATTGCAGTAGAAGATTTAACAGATGACCAAGTAAAACAACTTGAAAATCTAATAAAAACAAGAGATGAATTGAGATTATTAAATGACTTGTATCAAGGTATTGCTAATACAGTTCAATCAGGTCTTGTCGATGCGATAGATGGTGCAATAAAAGGCACTATGACTCTAGGCGATGTAGCTCGTAGTGTTTTTGGAGCGATCCAGAGACAGCTTATAAACTTTGCTGCAACTTCTTTCTTAAGAGCAATTCCTGGTATTGGTGGATTCTTTGCAAATGGTGGCGTTACCAAGCCTAATAAATCATATATTGTTGGAGAACGTGGACCAGAACTATTTACGCCAGGAGTTACAGGAAGAGTTACTCCTAATCACGAAATGGGTGGAGGATCTACAAATATTGTTGTTAATGTAGATGCTTCTGGTTCTTCTGTTGAAGGAGATGAACAAGAAGGACAAGCATTAGGACTTGCATTGTCAGCAGCGATAGAATCAGAATTAATTAAGCAAAAACGACCTGGAGGTTTACTTGCATAATGGCTACTTTCCCATCAATCACACCAACTTACGGACAGCAAAAAAGATCCGCACCAAATACTAAGATAGTACGTTTTGCTGATGGCTATGAACATCGAATATTATTTGGACTTGCTGCTCATCAAAATCCCAAAATATATAACTTTACTTTCAACGTATCCGAAACAGATGCGGACACCATAGAAGGATTCCTTGATAGTCGTGCAAATGACAGTGCCAGCTTTACTTTCACTCCACCAGGAGAGGGGTTTACAAAAACAGGAACTTATTCTCAATCAGGAACCACAGTAACAATCACAATCACAAGTCATGGCGTGGCTGTAGGAGATGAACTTACTATTGATTACACTTCTGGATCGGCTACTGATGGTACATTTCTTGTTGCTTCTGTAACTGATTCCAACGTATTTACTGTTACTGCTGCTACCAGTGCTACTAATAGTGGTAATGTTTCGATTACCTTATCGGGTGCTGGACAATATGTTTGCGAAAACTGGACAAAATCTATACCATATAACAATAGAGCAACAATTCAAGCAACATTTAGAGAGGTGTTTGAACCATGAGCAGTTCTGCTATTGTTAGCAATCTTCAAAATACAAATCCGTCAGCAATAATTGAACTTTTTAGTTTAACTTTAGATAATACTTTACATGGTGCTAGCACTGTTTATAGATTTCATGGAGGAAGTAGTCTTAAAGATAACGGAGAAATAGTTTGGGCTGGTAATACTTATCAAAGATTTCCAGTACAAGCTGAAGGTTTTGCTTTTCAAAAAGGAATGTTACCTAGACCAACTTTAACTATTAGCAATGCACTTGGTACAATTACAGCTATTTTATTAAATGTAAATACAACAACTGCTGGTAATGATCTTACTGGTGCAACTGTTACTCGTATTAGAACTCTTGCAAGATTTTTAGATGCCGTTAATTTTCCTGGAGATATAAATCCTTATGGAACACCAGATTCTACGGCAGAGTTTCCACAGGAAATATATAAAATAGATAGAAAGTCAGCAGAGAATAGACAAGTTGTACAATTTGAACTTGCTTCAGTGTTAGATCTTGCTGGTATTCGTGCTCCTAACAGACAATGTACCAGAGCTGAGTTTCCTTCTATTGGTACGATTGCAACATGAATTGGAAAGAAGCTGCACTTAATCATGCTGAAACAGAAGATCCAAAAGAATCTGTTGGTCTTTTATTGAATGTAAGAGGTAAGGAAAGATACTATCCTTGTCGTAATCTTTCAATGACAGCACATCAATGTTTTATTCTTGATCCAGAAGATTATGTAAAAGCTACAAATATAGGAGAAGTTACTGCTGTTGTTCATAGTCATCCAACAACACCACCAGAAGCTAGTCAGGCAGATAAAGTTGCGTGTGAACAAAGTAAACTTCCGTGGTATATTGTTAATCCAAAGACAAAAAAATGGGGATATTACGAACCACAAGGTTATGAAGCTCCTTTGCTTGGTAGGCAATGGGTATGGGGGATTACAGATTGTTGGAGCTTGGTAAGAGATTATTACAAACAGGAAAGAGGTATAGAGTTGAAAGATTATGAAAGAACTATTACTCCAGAAGAATTTATGAAGGATCCTTTATTTGAAAGTTATGCTTGGCGAACAGGATTTAGAGAACTTAGGCCAGATGAAAAATTACAGGTTGGAGATGTTTTATTAATGAGTATTTTAGATTCAACTTTAAATCATGTGGCTATTTTTCTTGGAGATGAAGTATTACATCATTTAACCGATAGACTATCTTGTAGAGAGCCATATTCTCCGTGGTTACTAAAATGCACAGGAAAAAGGTATCGTTATGCTTCGTAAAATAAAATTATATGGGGAACTTGCAGACTTTGTAGGCCATAAAGAGTTTGAGGTAAAAGCAGATACTTTAGCTAGTGCAATTAGTTTTTTAGTGAATAATTTTGAAGGAATAGATAAATTTATGAATCCTAAATATTATCAAGTAAAAATTGGTAATTACGCTATAGATGAGTCAGAAATTAATTATCCTATAGGAAAAGAAGATATACATTTTATTCCAGTAATTACTGGCGCTGGTAGAGGATTTGGAAAAGTATTATTAGGAGCAGCTTTAATAGCTGGTGCATTTTTATTTACTCCTTTAGCTCCTAGTCAGTTTTTTAATCCTATTGTTTCTCCAGGATCTTTTGCTGCTGCAAGTAGCATAACAAAAGCAGTTGTAGGTATAGGTGGTGCTTTAGTTTTACAGGGTGTTAGTGAGATGTTATTTCCTTTGCCCAAACCTCCTAAATTTGAATCAGAAGAAGATCCCAGATTATCATTTAGTTTCAGTGGAACGCAGCAAACAGGAAGGGCAGGAACTCCTGTTCCTTTAGTTTACGGAGAAATATTTACTGGTAGTGTTGTAATAAGTGGAAGTATTGATACTGAACAGGTACAAGCATGATTGAAAAGAAACATCTTATTCGAGGTGCAAAAGGTAATAATCCACCTCCTCCTCCTCCGCAACCGACCAGAGAACCTGATACTCTTCACAGTAGGCAGTTTGCAACATTTCTTGATCTTGTGTCAGAAGGAGAGATAGAAGGTTTTGCTACTGCCTCAAAGGAAGGTAGAACAAAAGGTACAACTGCATATAATAATGCTGCGTTGAAAGATGTTTTTCTTAATGATACTCCAGTATTAAGATCAACAGCAGATTCTACAAATCCCCAAACTACAGACTTTAACTTTCAAGATGTAAAGTTTACTCCTCGATTTGGTACTGGAGATCAAACAAAAATACCTGGAATTGAAAGTAGCGTATCAACGACAAGCGTTGGTGTAGAGGTTACTGCAAGCACTCCTGTTACTCGTCAGATAACAAATACAAATGTTGATGCAGTTAAGGTATCAGTTACATTCCCACAATTACAAAAGGCCACTGATGCTGGAGATTTATTAGGTTCATCTGTTCAACTTAAGATTGCCGTTCAATATAATTCTGGTGGTTTTACTGATGTTATCACAGACACTATCAG